CTGGTAGTTGATTTACCAACCTGTCGTGGTAGTTTACAGATAGAGAAACGATTGTTATGAAATGTATTGACCATATCCTCTTGAAAGTCCCACATATCAAAAGGTATAAGGCCTTTATCAACATTAATGATTCGGATATATTTTTTGGCAAAATAGACGGGATCATCTACACATTTTTGGTATTCTTCCAATTCTCTTTGTGTAAAAGCGTGCCTATACTGTTCGTTAGGTAAATTAGGATTTGATTGGTATCTAAACGGAAGGCGAGCCATCTTCTTCCTTCTTCTTCTTTATAGCCGACAATAACTCGGCTGCTGAACCGACAAAGACTGCCTGTTCCACATTTATGGATTCTGTGTTCTTTTTACGAGGATCGGATTCAGGGTCAGGCCCTTTTAGGTCTTTGGTCATCTTCTGAAGGTTATATAGGTCTTTGGTCGTATCACCGACAGTCTTGATTAGAGTAGAAACAACCTCAAACCCTCTTGCGGATTCTTGTTGACGGGCAATTTGTGAGATTTCTTCAATAGCATCATTACCTTTTTCAATAAGGTTGCGAAGAGTTTTTCTAGCTAGAAGGTAATCTTCTTCAGCATCAGAATGTATTTGTGGTGGTTCATAAGGTATTATCTCCTGCTTGGGTGCAGCAGGAGTTTCGTGGTCAATGCCTAAGGCATCTGATAAGTTTTTCTCAAGTCCCATAATAAACCTATTTATTAAACGTTTGTCTTATTTAGTATAATATTTGTGATGATGTCTCCAGTACCAGAACCAGATACTTTATATATTAAATCAGAGTTTTTGGTTGTTATTTCATACTTACCAATCTTATCTAATAAGGTTTCCAAATAAACAGAAAGTAGTTCTCTTGATATAGCAAGAGCAATGCAAGTATGTATTCCATGTCCAAATGCAAGATGACCTGAGGTGTCTCTATGTATATCAAACTTATCTGGATTAGGAAACTTATTAGAGTCTCTATTTGCCGAGTCCATACAGGCAGCAACCCTATCTCCAGGTTTTAAATCAATACTATGCATAGTGATTTCTTTAGTGACGGTTCTGGAAAACCTACCTGTAGATGCATTAAATCTCAAAGATTCATTTACTGCTAAAGGTATTAGAGACCTATCATTCAGTATTATATCTAGTTGATTCTCTCTATACAAGTCCAGTGTTAAAAACTGTAGTGCCGCAATAAGAGAACCAGTTCCGGAAATCATAGGACCTCCAAGATACAAAGAACTATCATCTCTATCATCTGGCCACTTTGGAGCATTTTTAATATATTCTTTGTATATACCAGGACCTGTAGGTGGTATTTTCATTTGAGTTGTTTTGACCAATCTTTTATAATGTTTCAATAGACTATCATATCGGTCATCAAAGTTTTCAATGTGCTTTTTTGATACTGAAAAAGGATTATACTTCTGAGACTCAATAATCATATCTTTAATATATGTTTTATAAAGAGGAAAGTTTAAAGTCTCGGCACCGGCCCACGCTGCTAAGTCTTCGGTGATTTCCGATATGTTTATTTCTGTCTTGTTTTCAAAATGCTCTATAGCCTTTTCACGAAAAACGTCTGCTATTCTTTTTATATTATCTTTACTATAGGCATTTTTAACAATGTTCTTATATTCGTTGTGAATAGGATTATCACTAGCACCTAAGGTGTTTCCAAACCTGTAAGTATCTTCTATAGGTAGGTTGCCTTTTGCTGAAGAGAATGTATTCGGGTTACTGAGGATATAATAAACATCATCATACCTGGTCATAACATATAGATTATATTTTTCACTCCAATATGCTTTTTCTGCATTTCGGAGTTCTTTGTATATTTGATGTTTATTTAATAACCATTCATTAGATTGTGGATCAAACTTCATTAACAATTTTGTTATACTCTTCAATAAGTTCTCCAAATTTTCTTTTTTGTTCATCGGATAACTTATGCATTTCTTCTAATGTTTTGAATTCAATATTTTCATATTTTATTTTATTCTTTTTCAAAAACTCTAAAAATACCTGATCAAAAACTTTTTGATTAATCCATTTTCCTGCACTAATTGACCAGAAATATTGTTGACCATCATTTGGCATTTCAGGATAATTCACATCTTCTATTAATGATTCAATATCTGAAATCACTGGATCATTTTTTTCAACAATATGATTATCGGTCCACCCATAATTTGATTTTACATATTCAGTACCAATATGTTTTTCAAATATACTTAATTGAGGAACATCTACGCGAGTAAATCTTTCAAATCCTGGTGGTAATTTTTCTGGTTCAAGATTTGGATAAGCATTACGTAGATTCCATCCTGTAATAGGATGTCCTACTGGTTTACCATTTTCTATTTTAATATATAGTTCTTCTGAATCTTCCATTATTATTTCCTATGACCAAGAAATATTTACAACACCATCAATACCATAACCGGCATTTTGAGGCGCAGCTGCTCCGCCTGCACCGACAATAACAGTAATGTAGGTTCCCCATATAGGGCGATCTGAATCATAATCAGTCCAAGTCCAGGACTTTACAGTTTTACCACCGTATCCACCATTATAACCGTTGCCTGAACCTTGTTGAGGCCATCCTCCATGGCCGCCAGCGGAACCTCCACCTATTGTCACGGTTCCTCCTGTACCTCCACTACTAGTACCTGGATGGCCGCTACAATTACCACCACCATAACCACCACCATAAGCGATCATATCTTGAAATTGACTTAAACCTCCATTACCACCATCATAACCGCAGTTACCAATACCATATATATTATGATTGTCTCCACCGCCGCCACCACCACCGGCACCTAATACCTCAACAGAGATGGTTGAATAAGGATAAACGAGAAATGAATATGTGCCTGGTCTTGTATATGATGCTGAACCTGGTGCAGGTTTGCTATAGGCATCAAACATAGAAACTGGGCCAGAACTATCATTTAAAAGTAATCTAACTAGCAAATCATTTAAACTAATTTGATTATTAGAACCTGATATAAATTGTGATACATCCGAAAAAGATATAGATCCATTACTTTGAAGAGGCATTCTTTAATCTTTCAACTTCATCAGAAAGTTCTTTGATAGCCTCAACTAGTAAAGGAATTATTTTTTCATATCTTACTGCTTTTGTGCCATCTTCTCTATCAGCAACAATTTCTGGTAAGACTTTTTCCACTTCTTGTGCAATAACACCAACATCGTGTTTTCTTACAAAATAACCATCTTCACCACCGTGTGATTTGATGTAATCATCCGACCAATCATAGAAAACACCACGTATCTGTTTTACTTTATCAAGGGCATTATCAATAATAACAATATTTTCTTTTAGTTTTATATCAGAAGAATAATAAGCAGTAATGTTATCAGTGGCCCAAATTTGACCTGTGATGGTCATACCAGAACTACTAAATGAACCTACTGTAGATCCATTTACTTTAACACGAACAGGAACATTTATACTTGAAACAACACCAAGTTCGGTATTACTTGCATATATTGTTCCCCATTGTACCGATTGGAATGAATCGGTAAATTGTAGGATACCTGATCCGCTTCCATTTGGAGCATAAATTCTTATACCATAACCGGCACCACTTGTTCTGAAAATAGCTCCACTACTATCAATAGTATGATAACCAGCAAACGATGAAGAACCTTGGACAGATAATGAACCTTGAACGGTAAAGGTGCCTGTGCAAATTCCGTTAACAGTATTGACTTTTGTATTGGCGGTAGAGAAGGCAGCATTTGTTTTATCAAAAGATGCATTTGCCAAATAATAAACGGCATTTGTTGTATTATATGCAGAATTTGCTACAGTGTAAGAAGAATTTACTACACGATATGCGGAAGTGGTATTTGCCGAAACACCATTAGCAAAATTATAAGCAGAAGCAGCATTTGCAATTCCGCTGATGGCCAAATTATAATCTACGTTAGCAAGATCAAATGCTTCTCCGGCCAATTGAAATGCTAAATTTGCTTGATCAAAAGCGGCCGCAGCATTGATTATAGCACCACCCAAAGGTAATGAGTTTGCAAAGGCGAAGGCAGCATTAGCAACATTATAAGAAGAATTAGTAAGAGCATAAATGGAGTTTGTTCTAACTACGGTGCCATTAGCATAGTCATATGCCGAATTAGCAAGATTCCATGCAGAATTTACGGTATTGGCAATTGCTTTCGTAGCATTGGCAGTATTTGCGGCATAACCGGCATCCAAAATTGCGGTATTTGATAGATCATTTGATTGACCTACTTGTATATAAAGAGTATTAACATAGGTATTAACATTGTTAGAAAGGTCTGAAATATTAGAAGTTAAGTTTGCACTTGTTGAATAAAGTTCACTAAAGTTATTATCAACTTTAGTGAAAGCATCTCTCATTACATCGCCGGTACCATCATTTGCTACTGTACCAATGTTAATATATTGCTGTGTCATTGTGCCTTTTCCG